CCATTTTAGAGCCACCTTAAGCAAGTGGCTCTTTTTTTTATTAAGTATGGTAGTATTGCGAAACCTATATTGGAGATTCCTATGAACATGGATGATGCTGCCAACAAGATTGGCAAAGTAATGGGTGAATACAAGCGTGGCAAGCTCAAGTCTTCTTCTGGTCAGAAGGTTAAATCCCGTGACCAAGCCGTAGCTATTGCAATGAGCGAGTCTCGTGCTATGCCTAAACGTGGTGGCAGAACTGCAACCAATCGAAGCAAAAAGTAACTTAAGGAAAAATTATGTCTTTCTTAACAAGAGATAACAATGGTAATACCATCCCTAATGTATTTAGAATTGGTACGACACAAGTTCTTACAGTAACGAATTCTAGTGTTGCAAGTACCGCTTTTGCGGCCTCAACTACTCATGTTCGAGTTTCTTGCTCATTAGGCCATTGCCATATCCAGTTTGGATCTGCACCAACAGCAAGCATTACGACAAGCCCAATGTTGGCAAACAATACATCTGAAATTTTCCCCGTGTCTTCTGGTGACAAGTTTGCGGTTATCAAAGATTCTGGTGTTACTGCTTCAACAGTTAGCGTTACGGAGTTGTTATGAAACCTGGACTCTATGCCAACATTAATGCCAAGCAAGAACGTATCAAGGCTGGCTCCAAAGAGAAGATGAGAAAGCCTGGTACTAAAGGCGCTCCTACTGCTAAAGATTTTAAGCAAGCAGCTAAGACTGCTAAAAAGAAATGATTAAGCGGGGATCAGAAGAATTCTCTGGTTATAACAAACCAAAGAGGACTCCTGGTCATCCAGAGAAAAGCCATGCAGTATTGGCTAAGTCTGGTGATGAAGTAAAGTTAATCCGTTTTGGTCAACAAGGTGTTTCTGGAAGTCCTGATGGATCTAAAAGAAACGAAGCATTTAAAGCCCGTCATGCTCAGAACATTGCCAAAGGCAAAATGAGTGCTGCATATTGGGCAAACAAAGTAAAATGGTAAACATATGAAATGCCCTATTGCCACTTATGACATCAAAGCCAATCTAAAAGCCCGTGATTGGGCATTTAAGAACGTAGGCTATGGCCCTGCTAACCCAGATGAAGATAACGTAGACTTCTGGATGAAAAGAGCAGATGAGTGGCAAACAGATGTTGAAGAAGCCCAGACCATGCGTTGTGGTAACTGCGCTGCCTTTATCCAAACTCCAGAGATGGAAGCCTGTATCCTAAAAGGTATAGATGAAGAAACTGATGGCTACGCCAAAGATGTACAAGGTGCGGCTAATCTTGGTTACTGTGAGCTATTTGACTTTAAGTGTGCAGGTGAGCGTACCTGTTCCGCATGGCTATCAGGTGGACCTATCACCAAGAAGATGACCAAGAATCAGCAGAATATGTTGATGATGGCTAAGACCGAATACGACATGGAAGATGAGGGAGATTAAATGAATGATTTATTGCAAGCATTATTTGGTTCTTTTAGCCCTCAAGTTGGCGGCTCTGAAGCAGTTATGAGTGGTGGCGCAGCGCCAGTATCTTTTGGTCAACAAGCCACAGATGCTATTGGTGGAATGATCTCTCCACAAATGCAACCTTATCAAACCTTCTATAACAATGCTACAAATCCAAATGTAAGCATGGCTGACACTGCTAGAAGTGGTTTTCAGTTGGCGTTTAATCCTAATGAAGATGAAAAGAATCTTAACTTCAAACAAATGCCTAACGCATATGGTGGTATGGCTAACAATTACGTTGGCGGCATTCCTTCTCTATTACAGAATACTGGATCTGGAATCCTCCCTTATATCGGTTCACGATAAGGAAATATATGATTAACGAAAACCCCATGTTGATGGCAGAAACCCTACAAGGCCAAATGGAGGGTGATGAGGTAATGTCTGAAGATGATCTTCAAGGCGTTATCTCTGCTGAAATCAATGATGCTATTTCTTTTATTGATATTGATATTGGTGGTAATCGTGCACTAGCAACTGAATACTATTATGGTCAACCTTTTGGTGATGAAGAAGAAGGCCGTTCGCAAGTAGTATCAATGGATGTCCGTGATACTGTTCAAGGCATCCTTCCAAGCCTAATGCGTATCTTCTTTGGTCCAGAGCGTGTGGTTGAGTTCACCCCCCAAGGACCAGAGGATGTACAGAATGCTGAACAAGCCACAGACTATGTAGACTTCATTTTCAAGCGTGATAACCCTGGCTTTAAAATTCTCCACTCTGCTTTTAAAGATGCTTTGGTACGTAAGTGTGGAATCATTAAATACTGGTGGGATGAGTCGGTAGAAGTTAAAGCAGAATCATTCTCTATGCTTGATGAGCAAAGCATGATGATGCTGACGGAGAATCCAGACGTAGAGATTTCTGCGGTGCGTGAGTATCCAGTGCCTGGCACTGAGCCTACAAATCAGGCTGAAGCTATTATGACTCCACCACCTATGATGTACGATGTTGAGATAAAGCGCAGAATTAAATCTGGCAAGGTAAAGATTGAAGCCCTGCCACCAGAAGAGTTCCTGATTGACCGAAGAGCAAAGTCTATTGAAGATGCTACTTTTGTAGGCCACAGGACTATGAAGACTGTATCTGATCTAGTCGCTATGGGTTATGATTATGATGAGATGGTTGAAGTCGCTGGTAATGGTAATGACTTTGACAACAACCAAGAGTACATAGCCCGTAACCCATTTGCCGTTATCAGTACGGCAAATAATGGTGATCCATCTAGCAAGAGCGTTTTGTATATTGAAGGCTACTTAAAGGTAGACTTTGATGGCGATGGTATTGCTGAGATGCGTAGAGTATGTACTGTAGGTTCTGGCAACAAAGTTCTCAGAAATGAGATAGTTGATGACCGACAGTTTGCTGGCTTCTGTCCAGATCCAGAACCCCATACCTTCTTTGGTATGTGTCCTGCTGACGTAGTTATGGATATTCAGCGCATCAAGTCTAATGTCCAACGTGGCATTTTAGACTCTTTGGCTCAAGCTATACACCCCCGTACAGCGATTGTTGAGGGTCAGGCCAACATGGAAGATGTGTTGAATACTGAAGTTGGTGCGGTGATTCGTATGAGAGCGCCAGGCATGGTGCAACCATTTACCACCCCATTTGTTGGTCAGGCCGCATTCCCAATGCTGGACTACTTGGATGACATTAAACAAACCCGTACAGGCATTTCCAAGGCCGCAGCAGGGTTAGATGCAGATGCACTGCAAAGCACTACCAAAGCCGCAGTATCAGCAACTGTCAATGCTGCCCATCAGCACATTGAGATGATTGCCCGTATCTTTGCGGAAACTGGTTTACGTAAGTTGTTTACTGGTATCTTGAAGTTGGTGGTTGAGAATCAAGACAGAGCCAGAATGGTTCGGTTGCGTAATACATTCGTGCCAATTGACCCCCGTTCTTGGGATTCAAACATGGACGTAACAGTTAATGTTGGTGTTGGTGATGGCACTATTGAAGACAGAATTAATATTCTCAATCAAGTGGCTATGCGTCAGGAAATGTTGATTAAAGAAACAGGTCCTAATAATCCTGTTGTAACAGTACCACAGTATACAAATACGCTAACTAAGATGTTACAACTGGCAGGTATCAAGGATTCGCAGAATTACTTTAACCAGTTACCTGCTGACTTCCAGATGCCGCCACCAGAGGCTCCAAGGCTTACTCCAGAGGAAACTTTGGCTCAAGTACAGGCTCAAGCTATTCAAGCTGATATTCAAAAGAAAGCGGCTGAATTGGATTTAGAGCGTCAGAAAATGATTATGTCTGATGACAGAGAACGTGATCGTATTGAACAAGATGGTATTTTGCGTAGATATGAGTTAGAATTGAAATATGGGGTACAAATTCAAAGTGCGGAAATAGAAGCCGCAATGAATAAAGACCGAGAGTTAATCCGTCAACAGGCTGCAATGAGTAATCAACAGCCACAACCAATGATGTAAATGGATGATCTAGAAATTAACCTCGCAAGAGGAGACAGAGCTAAGTTACTTCTTGAGGATGAACTTCTCAATGAAATGCTTAAAAGAATTGAAGATGACTGTTATCGTGAGATTCGTTCTTCCAAATTAATGGAAGGACCTATTAGAGAGCAAGCTTATTTGCTTTTGACAACAGTTGATATTCTGAGAGCAAAACTACGATCTGTTATGGATACAGGCAAGATGGCAGAAGTTGCCCTTGTTCGCAGACGGGGAAGACCCCCAAACAAATGATTGTTAAACTAAGAGGTAAGTATGTCCGATAACGCACAAGCAGTCGGTTCGATTACAGTAAATCAAGCAGCGCAAAGCTTTGCTACTATGCTAGACGCTCAAGAGGGTGTTGACACTGGTGCAGAGGCGCAACCAGAAGAGGAGCAATCCGAATCTGAGTCTGAGGAAGTGGAATCTGCGGAGCCGCAAGAAGAAGCAGAGGAAACTTCCGAGGAAGTAGAAGGCGAAGACGAAGAGTCCGAAGAAGAAGCTCCAAGGGATGAGAAGTTTGTTGTCAAAGTTGATGGCAAAGAAATCGAAGTCCCAAAGGAAGAACTTATCCGAGGTTATCAACGTGAAGCTGACTACACACGGAAAACGCAGAAACTAGCAGAAGAGCGCAAATTAGTCGAGTCTGAGTTTCAGCAAGTACGTGGAGAGCGTGAACAATATGCACAGGTGTTAGGACAATTACAGCAGAAATTGCAGGAGTTTGAGCCTCAAGAGCCTGATTGGAATCGTTTAGAAGTTGAAGATCCGACTGAATATGCCCGTCAATGGACATCACATCAGCGTAGACAGCAACAACGATACGCAGTACAAGCAGAGCAAATGAGACTTCAACAACTGTATCAAGTTGAATCACAAAAGCAGATACAAAATGTTTTAGCGCAGGAAACTGCGGTATTGAAAGAGAAGATCCCAGAGTGGAATTCTCCAGAGAAAGCTAAAGCAGAAGGTAAAGCTTTATTAGAATATGGTCAGAATTTGGGTTTTTCAGAGCAGGAACTGAACGGCATTACTGATTCACGGGCATTACTTGCGCTTCACAAAGCGTGGAAGTATGACCAGATGATGAGTAAACGTCCAGAATTCCAAGCAAAGATTAAAAAAGCACCAAAGATGGTTAGTTCTGGTTCAGCGGGTAGCGTAAGTTCTAAGTCTAGTGATTTAAATAACGCAAAAAAGCGTCTTGCACAAACAGGAAGCGTCAGAGATGCCGCATCCCTTTTCGAGAAATTTATTTAAGGACCTATCATGGCTGCTATTACAAACACGTACACCCGATTTGACGCTAAAGGCGTTCGGGAAGATCTTTCGAATGTTATCTATCAGATTTCACCAGAAGAAACTCCATTCATGTCTAACATTGGTCGTGAAAACGTATCCAATA